CCGGATTTTATCCGGACCGATAATGCTCTGGCCCCGTTCAGCACTTACCATGTTGGATTGGATCCGATGACATTGTCTGCCAAGCCCTCGCCCTGCCGTCTCGTGTCCTGCCATCACTGGCGGGGCCGTTAACGGACACCGATCTACTAACTGAGTCACGTTAAAAGCTCAGGAGGTAATCGCGGGAAGCTAAATCCGGTGAAGATTCCGGACGTAGCCTTCTTTGGGTAACTCCCTCTCCCAGCCCGTCGCGCATGCACCCGGGTGCGGCCCTGGTGGGCTCACACCCCATCAGCCCGTAGAGAGAGAAGGTTATGAAATTAACACCTTTTACTATATAATAGTGACAATCAATTTTAATAATATTAAAATGATGTCGGGTGCAATTTTAAACCGTAAATGGGCCAGGACCACTGAATTGTGGACAATGGCTCACTTATTGGTTCTTCTCTGTGGACTGACGGATCTGCTAACGGAATACAAGACCTTAACCACGCGCATGGTCTTTCTTTGGAAGAAGTCAGGGAAGAAATTCCTTGTCCTCTATCTGAAGGAGACTGTGCGAATGGTAATCGCTTTCCTAAACCATAGTAAGTATACACTCCCAAAAGGAGGTACACAAGCTAGGAAGGACAGACGAGGGCTACCAACGATTATCCCAGGAAAGCTACGTCACCTAATTCGTCTCGCAAGAGATGAAGGTCAGTGGCGCAGTATCCTCGCAACGCGAACTGTCCTGACAATACTGTCGTTTTATAGAGTTATGGCCTTTTCAGCCAAGCCTTCATTAGCGTCCATTACGGATGCTTTTGTTGGTAAGGATCCACTGTTCCCTTCAGGGGAACTGGGTGAAGTCCTAGCTCTGTTTCCGACGGTAAAGTTGGGAAAGCCTACCTTGTTCATATCAGAATCCGCAGGTCCTAACGGTCCAAAGGCGACTTGGTTCAGTGTCGTAGATGCTATATCGTTCCTCTACAATCCAATTCAATGGTTTGCATGGACGGTATTTGCATTACGTACTAAACGGGTCGCTCTCTGGTGTTGGTTCCTTTGTATCCAATTGATTAGCCTACCATTCCTTCCATTGATCGGTGTTCTCATTAGAGGCCGTCTTGGGAGCTTAGCAGCTCTCAAAGAAGGCGCAGGGAAGACACGAATAGTGGCGATTACCGACTGGTGGACCCAAGTTCTGTTCCGGCCCCTCCACGATGGTCTGTTTGCCATGCTACGGTTAATTCCGCAGGATGGTACACACGATCAATGGAGACCGGTTCAAGAATGGGTTATACCGCGGATTCGCCTCGGGTCTCCTTGTTTCTCTTTTGATCTCTCGAGTGCAACGGATCGGTTACCAGTCGCCGCTCAGAAACAAATTCTTTCCCGTTTATTCGGGTCAGTCTTTGCCTGGGCATGGGGCGTTCTGCTTGACCGAGATTGGTGGTTCCAAGGGAAGCCTATCCGCTATGCGGTGGGTCAACCAATGGGAGCTTACTCATCTTGGGCGATGTTGGCGGTCATGCATCACGTTGTGGTGCAAATGGCTGCTATGCGTTCAGGGTGGGTAGGGTGGTTTCCGTATTACGCCATTATCGGAGATGACATAGTCATTGCCGATCGTGGTGTCGCGGATCACTACCTTGCTATTATGCGGACTTTTGGGGTGGCGATCTCTACTCATAAATCAATTGTGAGTGAGACCGGCCTCCTTGAGTTTGCAAAAAGGTGGTTCTCAGGGACTCGGGGTGAATTGTCAGCGATGGGGCCGGGATTACTCCTGGCCACCATACGTAACATTCATTTCTTGCCAGTTTTGATCATTCAGATGTTCCAACGCGGCTGGCTAAACTTTCCAGAGCATGTTGAGAGTTTCATCAGAGTTGCAAAGAAGATCCGAAATAACATTTCGGAGTCGACCTTGTCTCTGATGATTGCAACGGTCCTTGGTCCCAGTGGTCTCCTTGGAAGTCAGTCGGGCCATGTAATTGCTTGCGCAAAAGTATGGTTCACACGACTAACCGGGTTACCACTGGTGTCAGCCTATGCCATCGTTGACCTTGCTTCTAGCTTGGCCTTCGCTGGTATGTGGCGTGATAAGGTACATGCACCTGGGCGGAACTTGACTCACTTTCTCCTTAATTGGTGGAAGTGGCCAGTACTCCGTTTCCAGATGTCTGTAGTTGCCGGGATACTCTCAATCCCGTTGATTTTGGTTGGTCCGTCTTTCTGGATCTACTTAGGGACCCTCATCCGAGCCTGGTGGCTGCGGAATGCTCATCTCGACGCAATCGTTGAGGACTTCCATTCGGGAGCCCTTGCCGATCGTTACGATGCAGCTACCCCTGAGACGTTCAAGTTGGACTTGCCAGACGAACCGACCCCGCTCGTATCCATTAATTGGAAAGAACGGAAGGTTCTGACAGACCAGTTCAAGATGATGGAGGATCTCCAAAAGAAAGTCGCTGAGCTTTTAGCTCAGGAGGCAGCTTCTCACCGTTCAACCGCATTGGTGCGGGTAAGCGATAAGGCCGTTGACTCCTCTTAGTCGTCACTCCACTAACTATCACAGTCTGGCCTAACAAGCCATTGAAGCCTCCCGGGTAACTAGCTTCGGCGAAGAGTAGCGATAAAGGATCCCAATCCCTAACCTACCTGTTACTCAGTTAATGAGTTCATTTAGACTAGTGATAGTGGTCAGAGAAGACGTTCCCCAGGATCGAATACCTGGATCAGCCCTGAAACCGCTGTTAAGCGGGGGGAGTGGCTGATTACGGTCCGGGTAAAACCCGG